GGGCGTAGTGCAGAACCATATCCAGCAACATCAGCAAATGTTGAACCAGATGGCGCAAGGCCAGGCACCGCAAGCCGCCGGTGGAGGTGGAACAAATGCCGGAGTAGCGGAAGGAAATATTATGTCACTCGTACGTAGTCAGGCACAGGAAGTTTCTCAGGCTGTACAAAACGCACCGGGTCAAAACTAATGTTAGGCGCACTAAAAGATGCTGGCAGAAAGCTCAAAGCGGCTTTGCCAAAAGAAAAAGAGCCTAAAGGCACACGTATACATTACGGAGATAATCCTATTCCTGATTGGCTTACTGAAAACACAGATGAAAGTGCGTTAAAGTACGGAGGACAATTTAGAGAGTTAGTGCCAAATCCTGAGTATGAAGGCATTGAGCGACAGGCTTTTGGACAAGGCCCACCTCAAGCACTTACAGGTACTGGTTATGCTTCGGCTGGATCAAATTTACGGGAAGGTGTTGCGCGAGATTTAAATACAAGTCCTCTCGAAGGTTTAGGAATAGAAGGTTATTATACTGATCCAAAATCAGGTATAACCTATACTCGCGCAGATACTGCAAAATTGAAAGAGAAAAATATTCTTCCAAAAGAGGCATTGCCTGATAGGCCAGAAGTGCAAGAAAAAAACAGAGAATTAATAGCTCGTTTACTGACCGAACGCGCAATGAAAGAACGCGATATTAGATTAGAGGATTACTTTCCTGATGACCAATTGACAGGAAAACAAATGTATGATGTAGTTAAAAAACAAGCGTTAGAAAGAATTAAAAAAGCCCCTTATGAATTGGTAAAAGAAAAAACAAGTCAATTTCCAGATCAACAATTTTTTAATAACCGAAGTAAACTGGATTAACTAATGCTGGTATTCCACGACTATGAATGCGAAGACGGCCATCGTCAGATTGACGTAGCCAACGACTCAAGCAAGGTCCGGCGAACGATCAAGTGCAATGAGTGCGATAAACGTGCAGCCATGCTGTTTTTAAAGAGCAACTTTATCCACAACTCACACAGTGGAATGTATGGCAAGTTTCACGCGGGCTTTGGCGAAGTGGTAGAGAGCTACAGCCACAAACAACAGTTGTTAAAAAAATACAACGTGACAGAGAGTGCCGACAAAATGGGCGGTTCGACTTGTCACATAACCTCCGATGTAACGGACTCAAAACCGTCAGACACCCCAACGCCTTCTTTTGGCAACACACCGGAAGAAGCAGTGGCCCTTGCGGAACAGAGATACAACGAAGGAGAACAATAGATGTCCGAATCAGTACTAGCTTTGGACTCCGGTGCGGAAGACACGTCACCCGATGCGGAATCATCTCAGGATCAGTCAACAGAATCTTCTCTTGAACTGTTTACGGATGACACTCCAGAATCGGCACAGTCGGAAACAGCCGGACACTCTGATGCACAGTCAGATTTTGACCCGGAACGGCATGATTGGTTGCGTGGAAACGCAGACAATGTGCCGGAGCAGTACCAGCCGTTAGTTCCGCTGGCAAAAAACATGCAAGCGCAATTCACGCGTACGCAACAGGACTTAGCAGAGCAGCGCCGACAGATCGAGGCACAACAGGGCGAATGGGCCAACAGGGTGCAAACCCTTGTTACACCCCAACAGCAGCAACAAGATCCGGTTGATGCAATGAGAGCCAACTTGTCTGAAGACGAAGCTCGCGGTGTAGATGCCGTCGAGCAGATCATTCAACATCGAGTGGGCAACGTAGTAAACAATCTGAATAGCCAGGTGCAGCAGTTACAGCAACAGTTGGCTACGGCCAACAATTACGTGCAGGGTCAGCAGACCGCGCACATCGCCACGCAAGTGGGGGCGGCGCGAGAAGCATACGGTGGTGATCTGGACAATTATACCGATCAGATTGTCGCCACGACCAAGATCTCTAACCCAACTACGGGTAACCCGTACACGGTGCAAGAGGCGTATGAACTACACGCAGGTATCACCGCTCAAAAGGCGGCTGATCTGCGGAATAGCGATACGACTGCACGTAAGTCCTCAAAGAGAGCAGTGCGTGGAACGCAGGGTGTTGATGCTACGGAAGGAAGCGGCCCACTTAGCGACTCTGATGTTTTATCAGGTCTTTCCAAACTGGGCTTTGAATAAGGACGAATAAATCATGGCAGCAACATCAACAACAGAAACGTGGGATGCAGCTTGGACGCTAACCATGCGAGCCAAGCGCAAAGAGTTGACCGATAACTTCTTTGACGCATACCCAACACTGGATATGTTCCGTAAAGGAAAAGCTCTGGTCACCGACAACGGTGGTAAAGAGATCCAGGCCGACATCATGTATGCCGGTAATTCAGCGCAATATTTCTCGGGCTATGACGTACTGAACACAGATGCGGTCGATGGTGTAACAGCCGCGTTCTATCCGTTTAGATACGCCGCAGTGCCGATTACCATCAACTTTACCGAAGAGCAAGAGAACCGTAAACGCGATTCAGCGATGTCGCTTTTGGAAGCGAAAACGAAGCAGTCGATGCTGACGTTACGCGACCAGATCAATACTTCGCTTTACTCTGCTCAAACCGGTAAAGCTCCGTTAGGATTTCAAGATGTTATTGCCGATGCACCAGGAACTACTCCAACTACGTTGGGTGGTATCACGGTGTCTGGTAATAGCTGGTGGCAGAACAAGGCCAACAACGCTACGGCTGATACTTCGTTCACAACGATTGTCAATACGAACTTTTACGAAGGTATGATTCGTATGTCAACAACGTGGAATGACGTATCCGAAGGTAACGAACAGCCAACAAACATCTTCACGACAAACAGCATTTATGCTGATTTTGAAGAGATATTTGAAGGCACGGGTTATCAGCGTTTGTCTGGTAAAGATTCACCGGGCGTAGACGGTCGTTTGCCATCGTTCAGAGGCATTCCGGTGCAGTATGACCGCGATTGCGGAACGGGTCGTATGTATTTCTTCAACACGAATTACTTGAAGATGCACATGCAATCGGGTATGAATTTTAGCAAGACTCCATTCCGCGAAAATTCAAATCAGTTGGCAAAGGTGGCCTTCATAACCGTAGGGCTGCAAGTAGTTACGAACAATCGTCGTCGTCAGGGTGTTATCTACAACCTGAATGATTAATAACAATCCAAGACGCAAGCCAATGCGTCTTTTGAGTCCGAAGAAAAGGACAAAGGAGAATAGTAAATGAGTACAATTGAAAACGCCAATTACGGGTTGACGCGAATTGGAGGAGCTGGTGGTCAAGGCATCTACGAAGAGTCGTCTACGCCCAAACATAGAATTGGTGAAAAGTTAGAGTTATCTGACGGAAGAACTTTTCGTTATTCGTATTTCAGCACGGCCACTGCACAAGGGCTACTTGCATCTCAAGACCTTTCTGCTACAGCTATTGTTGAAAGTGATGGTAAGCTCACCGCAGCAGCGATTGGTGCTACCGAAGTAACGTATACCGATTCGGGTACTGTTGGATCAGCAACCTTAAACCAGTATGCCGGTGGTTATCTTCACATCACGGATGATGCCGGTGAAGGTTATCAGTATCGCATTAAGTCGAACACGGCTGCAAGCTCCAACGCCATTACGTTTACGTTGTATGATGGATTGGAAGTGGCTGTAACTACTGATACGGATGTGGCCGTTACGGGTAGTTTATGGAATAACCTTATTGGTGCAAGTGCTACAGATTATGTGGTTTGCGGCGTTACTCCAATATCGTTCACCGTAAATTATTATGGTTGGGTTCAGACTCGCGGTATTGCTACTGTCTTAGCAGATGGAACCATTACTGCTGGTGGCAACCTTACTTTAAGTGACGGTGTAACTGGTGCAATTCAAGCTAAAGATGCAGAAACAGAACCTTTGGTTGGTTATGCTGCGTATGCACCGGATACTACAGGGTATGCTGGTGTAGTGTTGCAGAACATGCCGTAAGCAATTCACATTTCGTGCGGCGGTGGGTTTCCACCTCTTGGTGCCGTGTCCATTTAGCGGTGGTGGCACCGTGATACCTCCAAGCCTATCGTCGCACGTTTTTAACGAAAGAGAATACAATGGCAAAACGTATGCCTACAGCAAAGAAAACTGAGCATACCCTGCCGGAAGAGTTGGCCGAAGTAGTGCAAGATGCTACACCTGTCGAAGCACCGACAGCCAGTGTCACGCCCGATCAGATCGTTGACATCATTGTCAGAGGCTCTGATGATACGAAAAATGCTATTCGTAAGGCGCTTGACTTGGACAAAACGCACACTCGTCAGCGCAAATCACCGGTCACTAACAGCCAAGTGCGGAATCATGTTCGCGCTGTTGGTGAAGTAACTCATGCTCCAGGATTCGTACCTGATCCACCGTCGCGTATTAAAGATCGTGGCGAGGAAGCCGTACGTATCTGGCAAGATCGCTGGCTGGATAACAACGGCGATAACTTGTCGGAATACGATCTCGATCAAATTGCGGCTACGGCACATCAGTAGATGTCGGAAACTTTTTCACAAGTCAACGCGGCCAGTTTCTTTGGCGATTCGGCGTTGATTGGAGCGGTAGAGGCAGATACCGTAAAGCTGGCAGACACGTTGACGGTTGCAAGTTTGACAACAACCGAACGCAACGCACTGACCGCAGCGAACGGTATGATTATATACAACTCTACCGACAACAAGTTTCAAGGGTACGAAGGCGGTTCGTGGGCTAACTTGATATAGGGTTAGTTGCATGACAAACTTGCAGATTCTTCAGATCGCGCTACGGCGTGTTGGTCTGAATACAGGCAGTTCGACATTCAAGGATTCGGCGCGTGACTATTTAAACCTGGTTACTCAGGATATAGCCTCGCGTGAAAAATGGAACTGGTTATTTAAAAGCTCGACGTTCAATACAAGCAACGGCACTCGTACGTATTCGCTTGCCAGTGACGTGGTGGCTCCGTTGTCGTTTCGCAACACGACTGAAGATCACGTCATTATTATCATGTCTACTCAGGACATTGATGCGGCTGACCCGGATGCCAGTATAAACGGCGATCCGCGATGGGCAGCTATTGATGGCGTGGATGGAAGCGGCAACATCGAAGTCACGTTGTATCCAGAGCCAGATAGTACAGATACCATTGCTTACAGATATTACTCGTCTATACCCACGTTCACTTCTTCCAACGACAACGATTCGATCACGCCCTATGTAGCGGCGGTTTGTCAACCGGCTTTGATACACGGCATCTCTGCTTTGTATAAACAAGAGAAGGGTGACGATCAAGGCGCATTGTCGGATAAGCAAGAGATGGAGCGCGTCATTGCTGTTGCAGGTAGACAAAATATGAACGTGCAGGGTAACAGAACATACCGGATGCGTAGAGCGGATGACCATATCTCCGGTAAGTTTACTTTTCAGCCTACTGAAGGAAGTATAGGATAATGCCTATTGCCGCTGAATCGTTACGTCTTGGCCCCTGGCGAAGTGGGGTAAACTACAGCCTTCCGGCTGAAGATATGCCACCGGACGGGCTGTATGACATGGAGAACTGCACGGTAGGGTTAGCCGGTGAGGTATCCAAGCGCAACGGATTTGCAAAATACAACTCCAGTGCCATGAACAGCGGTGCTACAGTTACGGCATGTGGTCAGGTGGTCCTGGCCGGAACAGAAAAGACTTTTGCTTTTGCCGGAAACAAATTTTATGACGTAACGGACGGTACGGCTACAGATCGAACAGGCAGTGTGACGATTACGGCTGGTAATGACTATACGTGGGATTGGGTATTGGCCGGAAGCACATTGATCGCGGTAAACGGTCAGGACACAGACGGCATCAAATGGACGGGTGGATCAGCCAACGCAGCAACGCTCGACGATGACTCGCGGTTCACCACGCCTAAATGGGTAACCTTTTGGGAAAATCGTGCATGGGTAGGCAATATCAATGGAGCCGCTGATCGGATATGGAGAAGCGATCCGGGTGATATTGAAACGTGGGATTCGTTAGGGTTTTACTCATTAGGTTTTGACATCACCGGGTTACGCCCTTTTCAAAATGTATTGTCCATCCACACAGAGCAGGGCATACATACTCTTACGCCCACCGGTAACTCAACGATTCCTTTTCAGCAACAGCAACGCACACAACGTGGAACGGTTGCCGGTAAAAGCATTGTGACGGTTCCTGGTGAGCGTCAATTATTTGTTCGCAATGACGGCATCTACCAATGGTCAGGCGGTTCTTCTGTAGAGAAGATTTCTTTGGCACTCGATGACAGATACTGGTCAAACCTAAACGTGTCTCGTTTGCCGTATTCATTTTCGCTCTATTATCCGGCCCAAGAACAGGTCTGGTTCTTTTTGCCCTATGGTGCATCGCAAACAACGATGAACAGTGTGGTGATTTACTCTGCAAGATTAAATGCGTGGTTTGGGCCGTATAACGGGTTCTCGCGTGACAGTGCAGCGTTGATAGATGACTTACCACAGGCCGGAGATTTTGCCGGACATATTATGAAGCATGACTCCGGCACAAACGACGATGGGTCGGCCATACGGGGTAGCTTTGAAACGGCTGCTATTGCACCGTTTGGTGATGCGATAGAGTGTCGCTGGTTGTATAACCGATTGCTCTACGATAACGAAGGGGCGCATGACCTTGATATAGCTCAGATCAGTGCAGGTATTGTCAGCAACTTCCAAACGGTTCAGATGGGCCAGACGGGTGCGTTACTAAACAGCACGTTTGTTTTAAATACTTCAACATTGGAGTCTAACGTATCGGGCCTAACAAGCGACAGTGACCTATTTGGTTACGATGCAAGAACTCGCCTACGTATTTCCAATTACAACACAGATGAAACATTCACCATTCGGCGTACGTCATTGCAGTACAAGCCTATCGGCAACGTACGCCAACGCAAAACAGGCATAGAATAATATGGCATATCAAGAATCATACGCAGGGGCAATGGCCGCGCAAAATAAAAAGAAAAAGAAACAGCCATCTATGGCCCAAGCGCAAGGTGCTGGTGTCCAACAGCCACAGACGTATGGTCAGCCGTCAATGGCACAAGCACAAGGCCAAGATCCATTAGTTACTGCCATAGCCGGAGGTGCTACTGGAGGTGGATTAGGTGCAAACAACCAAGATGGTGATCGTGCTATAGGAACTGGACGGCCAACTGGTTCAGATGTTTTTCAGCAAAATATAAATCCACAAGCTGGTCAGGGTGCGAATACGCCACCCCCACCACCGCCTCCACCACCACCCCCTGCTCCATCGATGGCTCAAGCGCAAGCTCCATCTGCACCGCAACCAACGATGGCACAAGCTCAACAACAACCAATGGCACAGCAGTCAATGGCTCAAGCACAACAGCCACAACCAACAAATATGAGTATGGCGATTGCTCAGATGCCTGAAGCTGAAAAACAAGCGCAGATACAAAATTTACAAAGAGCATTACAAAATCCTTTGCATCAAAATAAAGACGAAATACGCAGACAACTGGAAATGTTTGGAGGTCAGGAAGCCCCTGCTGGGTCGTTTGATTTTTCACAGCAAACATTAGAATTAAATCAAGCGCTTGCAGATCCAAATAGATCGCCAGCAGACCGCGCTGAAATACAACGTCGTCTTGCATTAATGGGTCAAACGCAACAGCCGGTAGCTCAACCAAGTATGGCTGATGCCCAAGCCCCTGCGGTTCCAGTTCAGCAAAATTTACCCGGTAGTGTACAAGGCACACCACAAGTTCAACAAAATATGGCTGGCACAGTGCAGGGTGCGCCACAGGTTCAACAAAACCTACCTGGATCAGTTCAAGGCACTCCGCAAGTTCAACAGAATATGCCAGGTGCTGTTCAAGGCATACCGCAAGTACAACAAAACATGGCAGGTAGCGTTCAAGGTACGCCACAAGTTCAGCAAAACATGGCTGGAACAGTGCAGGGCGATGACCTTACCACTGCATTACGCGATGACATAAACAGGCAATACACTGAAGGCATGGCTCCGGCAGTAAGTCAGCGAGATCAAATAAACCAGATGTATGAAGAAGGCATGGGCGTAACGGATCAGCGCGATGACATAAATAAGCAGTACGAAGATGCTTTTGGTGGTGCGCCTGTACAAACGCAACAACCATCAATGGCAGAAGCTCAAGCACCAACTATACCTACTGACATTGCAGGGGCCGGTGCTGATATGGCTGCTGCACAAAATGTGGTAACGCCCGAAGCTGAACCGATGCCTGGCACGTTAGAGGATGCACTACGGCAACAATACATGAGCAGAGTCGGTGGTGCTGATGATCCTATTTTGGCCTCTCAGTTAGCCGATCAGCAACTACGCCAGAACGAGCAACGTAAAGCAATGGTTGAGCAGTTAGGTCGCTATGGAGTGTTGCGAGGTGGTGGTGATACAGCGGCTGCTTTAACGCGCATGGGTGAAGGCGATGAGCGTAACCGATTAGCATTGGAAGCTCAAGCGGCACAACGCAGACAACAGGACTTACGTGATGCACAAGGATTTGATTTGGGTCAACGTGGAATGGGGCTACAGGAAGACAGATCACAACAAGACACCTTAACGCAAGCATTGAACCGCGATATTGCCAGAGCCGGTCAGACCGGAATATTTGAACGCGATGAAACAATGGCCTCGAGAAGACAAGACGCTGAACTCGATGCGTTACGCAGGGGTCAGGAACGAGCAGATGCCGGACTAACAGGACAATTCGGTGATGGACAAACCTTACAAGCTCAACGCCAGGAAGCAGACATCTTTGGCGAAGTAGATGGTAGGCAGACACTACAATCTGATATACAGCGAGGCCAGTTAGGATTAGGCGAACGTCAAACAGGACTACAGGAACGTACGGGTGCAGAAGATATACGTAGGTCTACTACTCAGCGTGGAGCAATAGAAGGTCAGGAAGGTCGAGCAGACCAACAGTTAGAGTCACAGTTGTTTGGTGAGGTTGATGGCCGACAAACACTAACAGGTGAAACCACACGTAGCGGATTAGACACGCAAGACCTACAGCGTAGGGTAGCTGAAGCTGGTCAGACAGGAAGGTTTGACTATGGAGATCAGCGTGGAACAACAGAGACTCAGCAAGCCAAAGCATTAGGTAGCGAACTGGATACAGCCGCATTAGGACGTGATGCCACACGCGCTGGTATGACGGGTCAATTTGAGGGCGAAGACACCCTTGAAAAATCGTTACGTGAGGCTGGCTTGACCGGAATGTTAGACGACCAGCAGACGTTAGCCGGAAGGCAAGCTGATATGGATACCGTAGGTGCAATATTGGCTGGTGCTGACATAGACGATGAGCGACTTGATCCATTACTAGAAAGTCTTACTGATCGACTTGGAGAAGGTGATTTGTTTTCAGAAGAAAATAGACAAGCGTTTAAAGATCGTTTAGGAGTCGGAGAAAGACCTGAGTTACCTGAATTTCCATTATCGCCAGAAAACAAAGATGAATTTGAAGAATTGCAAAAACAAATTGAATTTTTTGATGAAATGCCAGAAAAAGGTCGACAAAAATATGCTGCTGACCGACAAAAGTTTGTTGAAAGAATGAGAGAAATATCTGATCCAAATAATTCTCCATACATACAAGACTTATTGCGTAAGGAAGAGCAAGGGTTGCCGTTGCAGCCTCAAGAAAGAAGACGGCTGATGGAAGCCCGAAACAAATTAGGATAAGGAGAATAACATGCCAGGTTTTTTAGCAGCAGCAGCACCGTATGCGATACCGGCTGGAATGAGTATAGCGCAAGGAATATTGGGCAACCGTCAAGCTAAACGCGATCAGCAACGCATGGAAGAACAGGCAAAGCAAGATAAGCTGATACAGGCTTTTAATCCGCAAGCCCAGCCTACAACACCACAACAGGCATCGCAACCGGGCATTGGGCAAACATTAGCAAGCGATCCAATGACGCGCAAACTGCTTGAACAAATAGCTGAATCCAAATTCGGCATAAAACCGTTAGGTTCAGTATGAGTGAATTATTAGGCAGTATGCCACCAATTACAAGAATGCCGGGCGAAACGGACGAAGAGTTTGAAGCGCGTAAAAGAGAGGAATCCATCAAGGCATTAAGAGAGCAAAAAGGGTTTGTTTCAGAAGATCCAAAGCTCGGCCCTTTTGATCTTTCTCCTGGTCTTCAAAAGAAATTAGATAGTGTAATTAACCCTATAAAAGATTTTGTTTCTCCTACAGGCACTGATACGTCAGGAACAAATTTTTCACCTTTTGAATTACATCCGGAAACCCGTAAAAAAATAGAAGATTTCAAACTGTATGCAGATGAGCTATTAAAAAAACTTATTAGTTCAGATTCTCCTGTTGATACAAGTTCTGAGTTTAATAGGGGTGAGGTTAATATTCCAACAAACCGAAGGGCAACTGCTGATCCTGATGCTACCAGAGTCGAAGCAATGCAAAACGGTCAGGGTGTTGCCCCTCAAGCTGATGATGAACTTTTACAAAGAATGATTGAGCCTGAGTTTGTAGGCCCAAGACAAGGTTCGGTAGCGTTGGACGAAAAAACGCCCGATATGCAAATGCCTAAATTTATACCTGCTGAAGAGTTGGCTAAGATGACTCAAGCAGAACGCATACAATACCGCCAAGACAGATTACGCGCTGCTGGAGCCGGAGGAGATTTAAAAGATACGATTACGGGCCAAACTGACGACCAATTAACGGCGCGTATTTTGGAACAAGGATCACAGCCTGGTATTGCACAACAGGTGGCTGAGGAAACTCCAACAGACGATCAGTTTACCTTTCTCTCTTCTGAAGAGTTGGCTAAGATGACTCCAGAAGAACGCAAAATATACAATAACAAAGCATTGGATGCTTGGGGTAAATCACCTAAAAGTTATTTTGATCTTAAGTATGGCCAAACAGATCCTATTCCTAAGCGTCTTACAGAAGATTCCTATCGTGATGATCCTAATGTTAGCATACCAGCCTCAGTAAGAAACAGTATGGATCAGATTCCACCCACAAAAATGACCGAACGTATATCTCAAGATCGGAAATTACGACAACAAAATACAAATAATGAGATAACAGATCCTGTTGATGAAACAACAAGTCTTGTTGATGCAAAGCCAGATAGGCGACCAAAGCTGTCAATGTGGGAAACAGATGATGTTAAATTTGCAGATGGTCAACCTCAGCTACGACCGCAACCAGCCGAAATCAATTTGCCACCAAGAGAAGAACCTGAAGTATCGCCAACGGCATTGGGTTTGGATTCTGAGTATGAAGGTATTTTTGCTGATACGGAACCATCTGTTTCTGCACCAACCCCATCTGCAAAACCAACAGTAAGTGTTGAAGAAGAGTCAGCGCCAGAAAGCACCTCTATGCTGGCTCGTATTGGTAAAGCAATAAAAGATAACCCCGAAATGGCACTCGCCGGAACTAAGTCGATTGGTAGTCTGTTAGCCGCTATTGGTCAAGGTCGAGGACAACGCAAGGAAGACAGAAGAGTTAGAGAGGCTACGGGTCGAGCTAACCTTATCAGTGCGTTAACCGGTGGCAAGACACGGCCACAAGTACAAAGCGAAACTCCGGACATTGGACTATTAGGTCGTATCGGGCAAGGACTTTCTGTAGCCGGTGAAACCGGTTTAGAGGCTTTAAAGCAAAAAGGTATACAAGATGTTAAAGAAACTGATGCAGAAAGAAAGCAAGCTGACCTGGAAAGAAAAATAAAAGCAGATGCCAGAAGGTTGGCGCGTGACGCTTTTAAAAATAAGTACACTGTAGCACAAATGGAGAATTTGAAAAACCGGATGGCATTGCAATACGATCAGTTTGGTCAAACTATTCTTATGGATGAATTTGAAAGAGATTATAAAGAACGACAGTTAGAATTTAATAGAGAAAAAGAAAAATTTGATAAAGAGATAGAGAATAGACGGGCTGAACTGGAGAAACGTCGAATTGACCTTGCCGAAAGGCTTGGAGAAGATAGGCTGTTAACGACAGGGCAAGGTAGAGAAATTGCCGCCTTGCAAATCGAACACGCGCATGAACGTCTTACAATGGAAGCAGAGAAACACGCAAAAGAATTGACCGAATACGATAATGATGAGTACCTGCGTTTTCAGGAACGAACAGACAAGTTTGTCAAAGATAACAAACATTTCTTCAGTCCAGAGCGTGGTTTAGCATCGGTTTACGGTGGATTGAAGGCTGCAATGCAAACATGGTCTACCAATCCTTCGTCTGCCAGTGCAAACGCTGTATTCAACATGTATCAACAAATGTTTGACCCGGCAACGGTGCGTGAGGGCGATCTCCAAATGCAAGCGTTCGCTCAAGGTATAAGAAATCAAATACAAGCCTGGATTCAACGTGGCTTGGGTACTGGTTTTGTCTTATCAAGTGACGTTATCAAGAACATGGAACAGGTAGCAGATGAGTATTACGATAAATCTCTTGAAACCATGAATGCACAACTATCAGATTTCTTAGAAATAAACAGAAGTCAGAATCTACCAACGCGAGAACTTACAAATATTGAAAACTATTTCAGTAGAAGGCTGGCGCGTCCAACGCGAACTACGAGCAACACAACCGGCAGTAAAGATAAAAAAGACAATCAGAGTGCTGAAGAGTTTGGTAAAAATTATGGTAAGTAAAGTAAGGATGGATAAATAATGGCTGAACAAGAACCAGGCAGTTTTAAGACGCTTGTTGAAGCTGGCGATTATGTAAAATCAAGAAACAGAGGCAATTTAAACCTGCTAAATACGCCTTCTGAAAGAGTAGGTTTTGATTTTTACGAATCACGGATAGACGGCACTCGTCCAATACAAATACGTGAGTTTCGATCAGCCGATACGCCACATTTTCCATACGTCGAAGGCGATTGGACTGAAAGACCGGGTGTCAGCGTATTAAAGACGGTGGGTAATCTACCGTATAGCGCATATCATATGGCGGGCGATATGGCTACTGCTGCACTTAACCCAATAGAAAGTGCGACAACTTTAGG